GGGTATAGGTATACGGGGGTATTTGGGTAAAAACCTCCCGACGCGCCGTGGGCTTGCTTCCCACGCGGCCGACGCTATCCTCTGGACCGCGCATACCCGACCGTGACCGCGGCGACCCCGAGAGAGGCCGCCGAGGATGACTGAGACCCACGCCCAACCGCCGATCCGCATCTGGATCGCGGCCAATACCGCGCCGAATGCCGAGATCGCCGTCCGCGATGCCGTGCAGGCGATGGACTACCCCGTGCTGGTGCCGACCGGCATGGTGGAGATGGTCAAGTCCCGTCAGCGCATGCTGGTGGAGCGCCCGGTCTTCCCCCGGTACGTGTTCATCGGCCTGCCGATCGGCGTGTCGTGGTATCCGCTCCGCAGCGTCACCGGCGTATCCGGCATCCTGTCCAGCGCCGGCGGGCCCCGTGCCGTGCCGGATAGGGCCATAAAGCGGCTGAGAGCGGCCGTGGAGGCCGACGCCTTCACCAAGGCTGCCCAGGCCCGCTTTCACGAAGGGCAGGCCGTACGGGTCGATTTCGGGACGTCCGAGATGGACGCGTTCGTGGGCCGCCTGATGTCGACCCTCCCGGCGAACAGGATCGAGATCGTTTTTCAGGCGCTCGGCCGTGAACACCGCACCACGGTCGACGTTGACAAGGTGCGGGCAGCTTGAGTATCGTTCGCGAATTGCAGGGACTTCGGTGTTGCACTTTTGCCACCGTAGCGCCCTGCGGATGCATTCCAAGCACAGCGTGATCTTCTGCTCCGGGCGCCTCGCCGCACCGGGGCTTTCGCTCGTCTGGAGCCCGCATGTCGCATCGCGGAACGGCGCACGCCAGCCGGCGTCGGAACTTCCTCCTCGGTCGGCAAAGCGTCGACTGGGGCATGCCGCAGAACGAGTGGGCCGCCTCCACCAACTCGCACGTCACGCCCGACTTCGACGACACTACCTACGACGACGTCATCCCCCATCGCATCCGCGGCACGCTGCTCATCGACGAGCATGGCGAGCCCGCCGGCCTCACGGATCTCGTCGCGGATCGGAGCCTGACATGAGCCTCGTCACGATCCTGCTGGTGATCCTCATCATCCTCGCCTTCGGCGGCGGTGGCTTCCTTGGTGGTGGCGCCTACCGCGGGCCGGGCTTCGGGCTCGGTGGCGTGCTGCTGATCGTGCTGATCGTCTGCTTGCTCACAGGGCGGTTGTGATGGACTGGGGTCGCATCGCCTTCGATCTGATCCTGCTGGCTGCCTGCGTTTTCTGCCTCGCCCGCAGCGGGCCTGGCGCTGAGCACGTTGACTGATGCCCGTCCTCTCCAACCCGCGCCACGAGCGGTTCGCGCAGGAGCTCGCTAAGGGCAAGAGCGCGACCGCTGCATATGTCGCGGCCGGCTTCGAGCCGCATCGTCAGAACGCCGCCCGGCTGATGACGAATGATGACATCGCCGATCGGGTCGAGGAACTGCTGCTCGCCGGCGCCAAGCGCGCCGAGGTGACCGTCGAGCGTGTGATGCGGGAGTACGCCCGGGTCGGATTCGCGGACATCCGCCGCGTCGTGCGCTGGGACGCGCTCTCGTCTGCGACCGGCGAGGAGGACGAGGACGGCGTTCCGGTGCTGCGCACCATGAACGAGGTCGCGCTGATCCCGAGCGACGAGATCGACCGCGATACTGCACTCGCCATCGCCGAGATCTCGCAGACCAAGGACGGTTTGAAGGTCAAGCTGCACAACAAGCTCGGCGCCCTCGACAGCATGGCCCGTCACCTCGGCATGTTCGTCGACCGCTCCGAGGTCAACCACACGGTCCGCGACATCACCGATGAGCCTGTCAGCGCCGACGAGTGGGCCCAGCAGCACGTCACGGCCCACTGAGGCCGTAGAGTACGTCTGGCGCCCCCAGGCTGGGCCGCAGAAGGCGCTCGTCGACTGCCCGCTGCCGGAGATCTTCTTCGGTGGCGCTCGCGGTGGCGGGAAGACGGACGGCGTGCTGGGCACGTGGGCGCTGAAGGAGCGCCGGTACGGCCGGCACTTCAACGCCCGGATGTTCCGGAAGGAGACCACGGCCTCAGACGACGCGATCGAGCGGGCCAAGGAGATCTTCCTCCCGCTGGGCGCGAAGTTCGTGGCGAACCCGCCGCGCTTTCGGATGCCCAACGGTGGCCGCGTGGCGTTCGGCTACCTCGACAGCGTCGCGGACGCCGACGCGCAGCAGGGCAAGAACCTGACGGACGCCTGGATCGAGGAGGCGGGCCAGCACGCCAGCCCGGCAGCAATCGACAAGCTGTTCGGTGCGCTCCGGTCGGCGCACGGCGTGCCCACGCAGATGATCCTGACCGCCAACCCTGGAGGCGCGGGACAGGGCTGGATTCGCGACCGGTACAGGCTAGTGCCGTTTCCGCAGGGACCGAAGATCGTCGACCGTGAGCTGCCGGACGGCTCGGTCCACCGCATGGCCGTGATCCCGTCGCGGCTGACCGACAACCGGATCTTGCTGTCGAGCGATCCGACCTATGCCTCGCGCCTCCAGCTCGTCGGCTCGGCGCAGTTGGTGAAGTCCTGGCTCTCGGGCGACTGGTCGGCGATTGAGGGTGCGTTCTTCGCCGAGTGGGACGAGGCCCGGCACGTCATCCCGCCGGTGGCGCTGCCGGCGGAGTGGCTGCGGTTCCGGTCGATGGACTGGGGCTCGGCCAAGCCCTTCTCGGTCGGCTGGTGGGTGGTGGCCGGTGACGATTTTCGCGTGCCCGACACCTCCATCGTGATCCCGCGCGGCGCGATGATCCGGTATCGCGAGTGGTACGGATGCGTGCCGGGCCGGCCGAATACCGGCCTGAAGCTGACGGCCGAGGAGGTCGCCGAGGGCATCGCGGAGCGCGAGCGCGGCGACCGCATCGTCTACGGTGTCCTGGATCCGGCGGCCTTCGCCCAGGACGGCGGCCCGTCGATCGCGGAGCGCATGGCGCGGTGGTCGGACAAGGCCCGGGGCCTGAAGGGGCCGCAGTTCCGGGCGGCTGACAATGCCCGCGTCGCCCGCGCCGGCGCGATGGGCGGCTGGGATCAGATGCGGGCCCGGCTTCGCGGCGAAGGCGCCGTGCCGATGCTCTACGTGTTCTCGACCTGCCGCGATTTCATCCGGACGGTGCCGATGCTCCAGCACGACGCCAGCCGGCCGGAGGACTTGGACACGGGCGCCGAGGATCACGTGGCGGACGAGGCGCGCTACGGCTGCATGAGCCGCCCGTGGGTGTCGTCGGCGAGGCCCCAGGCCGGCCAGAAGCAGACCGGCTACGCGCCTCGGTCCGCGGGCGGCAGCGACGGTTGGAGAACGGCGTGATGCACGCGACCGACGACGTCCACGCCCGCGGGGCGGCGATGGTGGCGCGGGTGCTCAGCGGCGTGGAGCATCCCGACTATCTCGCGTGGCAGGCCGGCCGGAATGCTGCCTATCGGACGATGCTTGACCGGCTCGCCGCGCGCGTCCCGCCGCCTCTGCCGGAGCAGCCGCTGACTGTGGCGGGGCAGCTTGCCCAGGCCGACGCCGCGCTCGCCCGCGCCTTCGACGAGGCCTGACGATGCCCCGCGAGGACCTTCACATCCAGGCCGACCGATTGGCTCGGCAGGCGCGCTGGATTTTCCCGGCCTACTGGGTGTTCTCGGCGGCCTCAGTCTGTGTGTCGTTCGCGTTGCTGGTGTGGGTGCTCTGCTTGGCGTTGAAGGCCTGACCATGGCGCGCGAGACCGTCCCGGCCGGCATTGTGAGAGCGATCGAGGTGTTCCGACAGGCGGCTTGCAATGCGACGCGTGAGCCGAGCCGTCGGAACCTTGATGCTTCCGGGGCAGCTCGCGCCGCCCTCAACGCTACCATCCTCCACCACCTCCGCGGCGTCGACAAGATGAAGGCCGCGCTGGAACGGATTGAGGCCGGAACCTAGGACCTATCATGGACAAGCCGATTTCGGACGGGCGCAGTTTCATCATCGGCGCCATCTTGGGCCTCGCCGCCCTCGGCGTGATCTTTGGCCTCTTGACCAACTGACCGCCCGCTAGGACCGCCCATGATCCGCTCCGTCCTCCTCGCCGCGGCCGCGGCACTGACCCTCTCGACCGGCCCGGTGTCCGCCGCTGACGGCCCCAGCACCATCGTGCGGCTCGGCACGGTCCGCGTCATCGTCGAGGTGGACGGCAAGCAGACGATGGCACTTCGGTGCACCGGTGGGACATTCACCATCCGGCATAACGGCAAGGGCAGCGATATCGCCGCCGCCGTCTTCGAGGGCGACGGGAGAGACGGCGAGCTGACATCCAGCGGCATCATTGGCTGCGAGAAGCCCTAGAGCCGCTTGTGATCCCCTTCATCCCCCCGCGCACGCCTGAGCAGCATCAGGCCGAGATCGAGTGGCTCGCCCGGCAGCCGCGCTGGGTTCAGCGCACCTACGTCGGCGCCTACTCCGCCCTGTTCATCGCGGTCATCGCCATCGCGGCCTGGGCCATCTGGCTCTCCTTCTCGGGCTGAACCCATGCTTCACCGCCTCCTCCTCGCCCTGGCCCTCGCGGCCGGGGTCTCCAGCGCTGCCCAGGCTCAGGCCCAGGGCTTCACCGTGGCCTCGTGCTCGGCCACAGGCGTGAGCAACGCACCCGGCCAGCTAGTTGTTATTATTACAAATATTGTTCTTATTTTCATAATACGATTTTATTTATTTATTTATTTATTTATCTATTTATTTATTTATTTTTTAGACAGAGTCTCACTCTGTTGCCCAGGCTGGAGTGCACTGCACCCTGGGCAACAAGAGCTAAACTCTCTCTCAAACCAACAACAACAACAACATATTTAGGGCCAGGTATGGTGGCTTAGGCCTGTAATCCCAGCACTTTGGGAGGCCGAGACGGGCAGATCACAACGTCAGGAGTTTGAGACCAGCCTGGCCAACATAGTGAAACCCCGTCTCTACTAAAAATACAAACAATTAGCCAGGCTTGGTGGCACGTGCCTGTAGTCCCAGGTACTCGGGAGGCTGAGGCAGGAGAATCGCTTGAAGCCAGGAGGTGGAGATTGCTGTGAGTGGAGATCATGCCACTGCACTCTAGCCTTGGCAACAGAGCCAGACTGTCTCAAAAAGAAAGCAAAAAACGTATTTAGGGTGTAGAAGTACATATTTCCTAAAGGCATATATTATGTAGTGGTAAAGTCTAAGCTTTAATGTAGGTTCTTGTTAAAGTTACCTCAGTTCTTTAATTCTGAGAACTCACAGAAATTACCAGTGTGCAATACCAAAGTTAAATTCACTTTTTTACACCAAAGTTAAATTTATACAAATGTTATTTTTCTATAGAATTATAATTTTTTTTTTTTGAGACGGAGTTTCACTCTGTTGCCAGGCTGAAGTGCAGTGGCACAATCTCGGCTCACTGCAATCTCTGCCTCCTGGGTTCAAGCAATTCTCCTGTCTCAGCCTCTCGAGTAGCTGGGATTACAGGCTCGCACCACCACGCCCAGCTAATTTTTGTATTTTTAGTAGAGACAGGGTTTCACCATGTTGGCCAGGATGGTCTTGACCTCCTGACCGTGTGATCCGCCGGCCTTGGCCTCCCAAAGTGCTGGGATTACAGGTGTGAGCCACAGCGCCCAGCCTAGAATTGTAAGTTTTATAAAGCTTGAGATCCATTTTTTATTCCTGAATTATCCAAAAATAAAAGGCAAATGGTGTTATCTTCTAATGGGTGCAAAAAAGGGTTACAAATTTAGCTCAAAACATGTCAAGTGATATAGAAGAGTTCGGCCGGGGCGGTGGCTCAAGCCTGTAATCCCAGCATTTTGGGAGGCCGAGGCATGAGAATGGCGTGAACCCGGGAGGCAGAGCTTGCAGTGAGCGGAGATCGCACCACTGCACTCCAGCCTGGGCAATAAGAGCGAAACTTTGTCTCAAAAAAAAAAAAGGAATGTTTAAGGAAGACAGCTGGGCTCAGGAGCCTATAATCCCAGCACTTTGGGAGGCCGAGGTGGGCGGATTACCTGAGGTCGGGAGTTCGAGAGC